GCCGAGGATCCCGATGAGCTCGGCGTCCGCCTCCACGATCCCGAGCAGCGCCGCGATCGCGTCCGCCCACTTCACAGGTCCTCCAGCACGCGCTCGATCGTATCACGCAGCGCCTCCTCGGTCGGGCGCAGAAACGGATACGGCGGATGCACGCGCCCCTTGCGGTCGGTCCCGCCGTACTCCAGGGCGGCGGCCTTGCGCGCGATCCGCTGACGCTCGGCCGCATCCTCGACCCACACACCGGCGCCGCCGCGCACGCTCGTCTTGGTGCGACGGATCGGGAGCGGATTCATCGACCGNTGCAGCTCGCCGGTCCTACGCGCCGGTGGGCCGCCCGGGATCGGCTCGCCAACTCGCGAGAGGACCGTCCGCAGCCGGCTCGCCAGGAGCTCCGACGCGGCCTTGACCCGCTGCTCCATCACGGGGATGAGCTCTGCGTAGAGCTCGTCCGCGAAGTCCTCGATCTGCTCGCCGGTCACCGCGACCTTGATCACGCCCCCTCCTCTCCGTCAGGCAGGTCGGGCGGCAGCTCCGGCTCGTAGACCTCGAGCAGGATCACGAGGGAGCCATCCCCTGGCCGGTGCGGCGGCGAGACGGCGCGCCAGCGGGTGCCGGCCTCTGGGCCGGCCACGATCTCGAGGATGTCGCGCAGGCGGACGTCGATGTGTTCCCTGAGCTCGGCCTCCATGCGCCCCTCAGGGACCTCGCCGGCGCCATAGTTCGCAACGAGGCGCCGCGGCGGCCGGACGTCGACCCATGCCATGCCGACGGCCGGGTACATCGTCTCCACGTCGCCGAGCGGCTGGCGCTCCTCCGTCGGGCGCCGGATGATCGCGCGGCTCCTGAGTCGTCCGGCTCTCATCTCGCCACCTCGTACAGTCGGATGCCCCAGAGCAGGCGGTCGACCGCGAGCGGGATCTCGGTCGCGATCGCGCCGGTGACTACCGCCTCACGGTGCGCGTGCCAGTGCCCAACGAGGAGCAGGATCGCCTGTCGGGCCGCGTATGGGATCTGGCCGTCCGCATATCCGGCGCGGTAGCGAATCCGCACGTCACTACCATCGGGCCACGCGTCCACCGGAGCGATCGTCCCTGGCTTCGCGAGCGTGTCAACCGTGTATCCCGCCGGATCCAGCGTGACCTCGTCGCCATGGGCGTCCCGGTACCGCACGCTCTCGACCTCCACGAGGGGCGGGTACGGGAGCTCGGTCGCACCTGCGGGGAATGCATCGAGTCGCGCCTCCCAGGTCGCCGGCGCGAGCGCGAGGCCCGTCACGACCTCGCAATACTCGCGGGCCGCCGCGATGTACGAGGCGATCAGCGCGTCCTCAGCATCGTAGTCGATCCGGAGGTGCGCCTTCGCCTCCTCGAGCGTCACCGGCTCCTGGACCGGCTGATCCGGCGGGATGCGGACGGTCTTCACGCCTCGACCTTCCCCTTCTTCGCCTTCGGCTTCGCCTCGCCCTTCGCCGCCTCGCGCACCAGAATGCCAGCCTGCTCGGCGACCTCGGCGCAGCGAGGCGGGACCTCAGCCGGCCCGGGCCCGAACGCGAGGACGGTGTGGCCGTCTGGCGACCACTTGAAGGCGCGGGCGAATACCACTTTCACGGTCTCGGACATCGCGGTGTCTCCCGGTTGTGGGGCGGGAGCGGCGTCGCCCCCGCCCATGTCTCCGCATCACGCGGCGACCTTCACCAGCTTGATCGCCTCGCTGTTGATCACGCCGCCGCCCACGCGCTTCGTCGTGTAGAAGCCGACGTAGGGCTTGTTCGTGTACGGATCGCGGAGCACCCGGGTGCCCATGATGTCCAAGATCTCGTATCCGCGGCGCCAATCTCCGAATGCGATCGGCAGCGCATCGGCAGCGATGTCCGGCATCCCCTCGTCCTCGTAGAGCGGGTAACCGAGTAGCGTCGCCGGCTGGCCCGCCTGCGCGGACGGCTGCCAGATGTACTGGCCGTTCGCGTCCTTGACCTTGCGGACCGCGCCGACCGTCAGGCTGTTCATCAGCCAGCTCGCCTGCTGGCGGTGGCCGGCCTTCAGCGAGTAGACGACGTCGATCAGGACGTCGATCGGGTTGGCGCCGAGGTCCGATGCCGACCCCGTGTGGATCACCTGGAGCGTGCCGAAGGCGCGCGTGCCGTCCGGATCCGTCGAGGTCGGATACGCGAGGATTCCCTTCGGCTTGTTGGAGCCGTCGCCGGTGATGAAGGCGATCCCTTCCTGGAGCGCGAACTCCGTGGCGACTTCATCGGCCAGCCACGCCTCGACGTCGAAGAAGATGTCGTCGAGCGCTCGCTGCGTCGCGAACGGGAAGGCGTAGATCTCGCCCTGCGGAGGCGTGACGTCCGCGAGCTGCGGCGTGTTGGTCTGCGGCCGCGCCGCCGTCTCGCCGACCCACCCGGAGCTCGTGCCGCGGATGTTCGCGAGCTTCTTGTAACCAGCCCCGACCGGGCGCACCGTGGCGAGCTGGCGCATCGGCGAAAGGTTGACGAGGATCGCGCTGATCTCGCGGTCGAGCTGCTCGGGCACCGCGTAACCGCCGTCCGCATCGACGCCGGTCTGGACCGCGCCCTTGACCGCCGCGAGTCCATCCTCGTCGCCCGTGCGGAGGTACGCGCCGAACGCCTCGCGGTACTGCCGCGCCTCGGGCGTCTCCTTCCGGTCGCCCGTGCCGAGCGAGCGGCGCTGCATCTCGACCGACATCTCGTCGACCGCGTTCTGGAGTCGCGTGATCTCCGCGTTCAGCCGCTCGACCTTCTCCGTCAGCGCGCCGTCGGCCGCGCCGCGCGCCTCGATCTGGGCGAGACGCTCGTCGTTCGCCTGCTTGAACTCCTCGAACGCCCGGTTGAGGGCCTCGATCGTCTGCTTCAGCTCCGTCGACATTGCTTCACCTCATTCCTTCAGGGTCTTCACCAGCCGCTCGACAGCGGCGACCAATTCGCCATCGTCGGCCTCATCCCGAGGGTCCGAGGTGGCGGCCTTCCAGCCGCTGGCGGCGATCGCCTTCGCGGCCTCACGAGAGAATCCTGCGTCCCGCAGGAAATGCTCGAAGTCTCGGATCGTCTCGATCTTCGGCCGGCCGGTGTCCTGGGTCTGGAGCATGGACCGGAGCCGGTCCGGCACGTTGCGGAAGCGCGCGATGATGTCGGGATTTGCCCGGGCGACGACCTCCTGGCCGTCGACAATCACGTCGACAAAGCCGGCGTCCTTCGCCTCCTGCGCCGTGTACCAGGTCTCCGCATCCATCGCCGCGCGGATATCCTCCTCAGAAGCGCCGCTCCGCTCCACGTAGATGTCCACGATGTTGTCCGTCACCTTGTCGAGGAGGTCGGCCGCCTCGCGCAGCTCCTGTGCGTCGCCCAGGATCAGCACCCACGGGTTGTGGATCATGAAGAACGCGCCCTTGGCCATCCGGACCTCTTCGCCCGCGAGCGCGATCACGCTCCCCATCGAGGCGGCGAGCCCCTCGATATGGGTCACGATCCTGGCGCCGTGGCCCCGGAGCGCCTGGTAAATCGCCATTCCGTCCCAGACCGACCCACCCGGGGTGTTCAGCCGGACGTTGATCGTGCTCGCGCGGATCGCTGCGATCTCGCGCACGAGGTCATCGGCCGAGGCGCCGTACCAGGCGATCTCGTCGTAGATGTAGATCTCCGCCGTGTCGTCGTCGGCCGCGCGGATCTGGTACCAGTTGCGACGGGCCGCCACTGGCGGACGGACTCCCCGCGTGCCCACGGGCCGCAGCGCGCCTATCGTGCCGAGCGTCGCAATCATTCGTCCGACCTCCCGACGGTGGTCGTGTTGAGAGGCTGGTAGAACTCGTCGAGGCCCGGGACCGGATTGAGATTTTCGCGCTCGCGGACCTCGTTGCGGCTCATCCAGCCGTCCAGGATCGCCATTCGGTACGCCTCGTACCGAGTCTTGGTATCGCCGCGGAGGAGACCATCCACGAGGAACTCGAAGAAGTAGTCCTCGCGCTCCTCATCGGTGAGCAGAGACTCGTTGCACCGCTGCTCCCAGCGGACCAGCCAGGACAGGAGCGTCCCCGTCACGTACTCGAGCGACTGGTGCTCGATGTTGGAGAACGTCGAGCGTTCCAAGTCGCCGATCTTGTGGAGCGGCATGCGGTAGAACGCCGCGATCTCCTGCCGCTGGAACTTTCGCGTCTCGAGGAACTGCGCGTCTTCCGAGCTGAGCCCGACCTGGTGCCACTTGAGCCCCTCCTCGAGGAGGAGGACCC